CACCGGGGGTCGGATCGCCTGTCGGACTCTCACCTTCATCCTCCACCTCGCCAAAGAGCTTCACCTGTCGGCTGTAAAGCCGCTTGACAGCTTTGGCCCTGGCGAACCACCCCCCAAGTTTCTTGCCAGCCCCCCTTCTAAGGTTTTCTATTTCGTCGAGTATGTGTTGTTCTTCGGTTTGAAATTCATTACGGCAGGTAGGACAGAAATCATATGAGAGATTATTTATTTGAGATATAATTGGAGAACAATGTGTGATTCTATCACACAACTCACATACTTTTTCTTCAGATGTCCCCATATGTACAGAATACATTATACAACATCGATTTATAGGAGTACGGATAATGAAAATTAGAATGGCAAAAAAAGTTTCAGAAGAACCTGAAGGTATTGGTACTCCAGTTGAAGAACCCGAAGAAGAACAATGGGAAGATGCTCCACCGGATGACGGAGAAGCTAAGTGGGAGCCTGCTCCAGATCCGAATCCTCTGGAGAATGAAACCGAGGATGTGAATCCGAAGTTTTATAACAAAGAGCACCCTATGGTGTTCATCGACGTTAATGGAATCCCAGACTTCATGAAGTCGCACCTTCGTCCGCTGGCAAAGTGGACTCCTTTGTTTGGAGAAAATAGCGCGAATAACGCGCGCCTTCAGTGGTACAAGAAAGCCGTTGAGTACATGAAAGTATTCATCGCGCTTTCGTTCAATCGAGAAGAAATCAAGAAGCGGCTCGGTATCAGCGACGTTACTTACGATTCGCTTGAAGCGCGACTCATGGAGAAGGAAGGCGGCAAATTCCTATCTATGAGTGTCGCACAGAGGTATTACGTCTACGTTCTTCAGATGGAATCGTGTATTCGTATGCTGACGCACTACGTAAACGAGAACATCTACGATGCGAATGACAAGAAGGCTAACGTTGTGAACGCAATCAAGACGATTGCGAATATTCATAAAGATACGCTTATGACTGGTCGCGAGCTTGGTTTGATTCGAGTTGAGGAGAAGGGTCCGCGCCAGCTTGGCGAGATCGATCTCGCGAAGATGGACACCGAAGCTCTCAAGGAACTCTTCGAACAGCGGTTCGTGGCATTCAAGAAAGTTCTCAACGACGCGACCGTTCTTTCTGGTCCATATGCTCGTCTTCTGCTTGAAGAGAAGAAGAAAGTATTCGATGTAAAGACAGAAGAAGTATTGGTGTCGAAGGAGAGAAACTAATGGCGTCTCCTAATCTGCGAAAACTACCAGAGGAGTTCAGCATTCTCTCGCCTGACTATATGCGCCGGGTGAGTAATGCGGTTTCTCAGCATTCTCCTAAAGACAAGATGATCAACCAGATCATCGAATCTGATCGTTTCCAGAAAGAGATTATCAAGCGGCTTATTCTCGAAGAGTCTCGTCTCGATATCTTCATGCGTCTTCTCGGTCTTCGTGTGGCGCAGCACCATCTTCTTTTCATCAACTATTGGGAGCATCTTGAATCGAAGGGTATCAAGAAAGGAATGCTCCTGGCGCCTCGTGGTTCTGGTAAATCCACAGTCTGTGATGTGTGCTGGACTGCGATGAAGGCACTTCAAGATCCCAACCTGTGCATTCTCATCGCGTCTCGTACTTCCGATCAGGCACAAGCGTTCCTCTCTGCCGTCAAAGGTATGTTCGTCAAACAATCCTTTGTTGATGTCTTTGGCGACGTCAAAGGAGACAAGTGGGACGAACAGTCTATCTCGCTCAAAGGACGCGAGCCAGGTAAGAAGGAGAACACATTTCATATCGCGGGTGCCGACGGTACGGTTGTTTCGAAGCACTTCGATATCATCGTCTGTGATGACGTTGTCGAGGAGAAGAACGCAAAATCGGAAACTAACCGCGCGACGGTGCTGCGTTTCTTTTATCGTTCTCTTCTTCCTACTCTCAAGCCTGGCGGTATTGTTCGTGTTCTTGGTACTCGTTACCATCCCGAAGATCTATATGGGTATCTTAGCGAGAAAGATCCTAGTTATAAGAACTCGACTATCGTTCTTCCCGCTGTTTTTGATAAAGACACTGGTGAGCCCATTGACCTTATCGAACAACCAGACGGTTCTTTCGCGCTGCCAGAAAATGGACAGGTCTGGGATGCCGAAGGGTTCCCGGTGAAGGAAGTATGCGAGCGGCGACAGGGTATGCCGCTTGGCGACTTTGAAGCGCAATATCAAAATCGCGTTGAATTCCTGCGTGGTGACTATTTCGATTCTGCGAAGTTTCAGTATTATACCGAAGCACCCGCCGAACTTGTTCGTCAACTCGGTTTACGAGTTTGGATGGGTGTAGACCTTGCGGCGTCGCAGAAAGAATCGGCTGACGAGTTTGCAGTTGTAGTTGTTGGCATCGAGCCGTCGAGCTTCAAGATCTACGTTCTCGACTACATCGCGGGACGATTCCTTTTCACGCGACAAAAGCAAATTCTCGTCGATATGTTCGATCAGTGGGATCCTATTCGAACGTTTGTCGAGGCTAACGCCTATCAGTCTGTTCTCGAATCGACTGTTAAGGACGAATTCCCGGATGTACGGACGCAGCCGATCTTCACGACGGTTGATAAAATCACTCGCGCGATGGCGTTCTCAACGTATTATGACCGAGGACAGGTATTTCATCGAAAGAATAGATCTGCTAAACTAGATGGTCAGTTGGCAGGATTTCCTCACGCGAAATTGAAGGACTTGTTCGATGCGTTGTACATCGCAGTGTGGGGAGCGATGCGCGGTGCTCGTAAGCGGAGAGCGAAGGAACCTGGGTTGATCGGCTGAGTTGTAAACCGGGTTGACATTTGGAGGATGTGATGAGCGATACGAACGTTACCGATATCAAAGCGGCGAAGCGCAAGCCGTCTCTCAGGTGCATTGTCGTCAAGCGTAAGGACGATGGAACTCTAAACGTAGTTGAACGCGCTGCATCGAATGCCTTGGGCGATGATCCGTTCCTTGGAATGTATGGAAATAAGAATATTATCGAGCCTCCATATGATTTGCAGGTGCTTACTTCATTACCTGAATATTGTGGAGAACTTCGTCCTGCGCTTGACGCGATGATTACTAATATTGACAGACTAGGTCATCGCATTATTGCTAAATCGAACGTTCAAGATCTTAATGCTGAACTTCCCGAGAACGTTCTTAGAGAAATTTCTATTGCAGAAAATTTTTTCGATAATGCAATTCTCGATAATGACGTAGGAACATTTACTGAATTTCGTTCTCGTCTTCGAATGGATAATGAGACAACTGGAAATGCTTATATTGAAGTTATTCCTACTTTGACAGATTCTTCAATTCCTGCTGGACTTAATCATCTGCCGAGTTGGTCAATGCGCCTTCGTAAGCAAGATGATAAATTCACGCCTTATGAAGTTCCGAGGGCTGTGAAAGATTCAAAAGGCAATTGGAGTATCAAGAAGTTTCCTACTTCAAAGCGTTTCCGTCAATATGTTCAGATTAGAGAATATGGAGCCGAAGGAGTTTACTTCAAGGAATGGGGAGATCCTCGTTCTGTCGATTGTAGAACGGGAGATGTAGTCGAGCCTGGGAGTATAGAACCAGAGTATTTGGCACATGAAGTAATTCATATCAAGCTTTACAGCACTAAGTCTCCATATGGGTTGCCAAGAACAATTGGACAGCTTTTTGCTATTTTTGGGACTCGCGCGGCTGAAGAAATTAACTACACAACTTTTGAGAACAACCAGATTCCGGCAATGGTGTTGCTCGGAACGAACGTAGCCGTAACAGATGGCTCGGTTGATCGACTCAACGAGTTCATCGAGGATCGAGTCCAGGGAAATAAGAACTACGCTACTATCGTCATTGTCGAAGCAGAGCCCATTGGCGAAGGTATGCGCGATCCTGGTTCGATGAAATTAGAGCTAAAACCGCTTGTGGAACATCAACATACAGATGCGATGTTTCAGAAGTACATCGAAAGTAATATGCAGAGTGTTCGTCGAGCATTCAGACTTCCTCCGGTGTATCTAGGCCGAGCTGACGAATATAACCGCAGTACGAGTGAGTCTTCTAAGAAGGTTGCCGAAGAACAAATCTTTGTTCCAGAACGTGGTGCTTTTGATGCTTTGATGAACAACACAATTATGATGCGTCTTGGAGTTTCTAGTGCTTTGTTCAAGAGTAATAGCCCGAGTGTTTCGGATAATTATGAGTTGACGCAGCTTCTTGCGACTGCCGAAAGAAGCGGCGGTTTGACTCCGCGCATTAGCCGTATGATTGTGGAGCGAATTCTTGGAGTGGAACTCCCGGAAGTTCCTACAGAAGTTAATCCAGATCTGCCGTTTACGTGGACAACTCTTCAGTCGCAACTTGCTGTACAGAGCGAAACTAAACCGTCATCTAATAATGTGGAGAAGACTCGTCAAGATGTTGTAGCTGAACTCGGTAGTTATATTTCTCGTCTTGAAGTCGACAAGCATATTTCTGCCGACCAGGCAATTCTCGTTCGAAGCAAGTTGAACGAACTCGCCGCTTAGTTGTAAACTCGATTTACAGGAGTGAATCATGAGCGAAGAAGAAAGCTCTGTTGAGAAAATTGATAGTGGAGATCTTTCTGGTGGCGGACAGCGCGGCCCGGCGCATTTTGGCGAGTCGTTTCTTGAACGTAAGAAGGGTCTTGGCATTCTTGTTCTGAAAGAGGAGCTTGACGTTTTCAAGAGCGAAAGCGGCAATCTTCTTATCCGCACCGAGAAATGTGCCGATGCTGCTGACCATGAGTTTCTTCTTATGAGTGGAGAAACTATTCATGGATCGATTAAGTTGAGTGCTCCGTTTGAGATGTCGTTTGAAGAAGTTCTCATGACTCAGATTGCTCACGGAGTCTCAACCGTTCGTCTGAATGCGATCAAGGATCAGGTGAGTAAGTTCTATGGGTATCGCATTCTTGATAAGAACTTCTCTGGCGACCCACTTCCCGTCGAAGTAAAAAGCTCGAATGCTTTTGTGTGGGATATTGCACCGCTTGAGAAAGATAGTTCGAAGCTGACCGTCAAGATCTTCAAGGCTATGGCCGACGAAGAACGAATTGTTGCTGCTGCTGTTCTTGTGCCGAATATTCCTGATCTCCATGGGGATATTTACGATGGTCCTACAGTACGCAAAGCAGCGTACTCGTTCATGGAGAACTATCGCGACGACAATGAGCATGGCATCAACGTCATGCACCAAGGTAAGAAGATCGAGAAAGCGATTCGAGTTCTCCAGAGTTTCGTACTAGATGCTGAAACAACTTATGAGTGTGATCTTTCTGCTGCGAGTGAAGAACATCTTTCTCAGGAACGAAAATCTGTAACTTATCCTGCTGATACGTGGATTATGTACGGAAAAATTTTAAGCGATGAACTTTGGGAAGCAGCTAAGAGTGGTGATTTTACAGGCTGGTCTATCCAGGGCTACGCCAAAATCGAATCTCTCGAGAATTGACTACTTGCGTCCTGCCTCAATCTTCGGGTATAACTTTATTTGTAGCTGTAAATCGGGTTAACAATGGGAATCATGGAAAAGCCTGAGACTGCATCGCGACGCTTGACGGACATGGACATTCCGCTGGTGTCGATTGTTGATCTCGGGGCAAATGGAGAACCTTTCTTCATCGTCAAGAGTAAGGAGCAACCAATGAGCGGCGAGCGTGATAAGTTTGTTTCTATTCTCTCTGCTATTTCAAAACGCATTGATGCTGTTGTGAAGAAGTGCGATGAAGATAAGGACAAGGCTTTCGACGTTGCGAAGATTCTTGGCGACGTGACGACTATCTCGAAAGATCTTGGTCTTTTTACGTCTACCAGTTTCTCTGAAATGCCTGCTGAAATTGCGAAGGAATATGTTGAGACTGATGCTGACAAGCTTTATCGTTTAGTGTGGTCGGCTGTTGATGAAATGGTTCGTTCTGGAGAACTCCTTCCCGATGATGAGAAAAAGGCTCTTGACGCAATCAAGAGTGGTATGCGCGCCGCTTTGTCTGCTATGAATGGTACAGAAGAAACGGAGAAGGCGGCAGAAATGTCGGTTGAGAAGCGTGGTAGCAAGATGGCTACCGCGCGGCTTTCGAAGTTGAAGGAATCGTTTGATGCCCTTCAGAAGTCTCATGATTCGTTGGCGGCTATTGTTTCTACAATGAAAGAGTTCATTGCAGAGATTGAATCAAAGAAAGATTCGGAGGAAGATATGAGTGGTACTGAGAAGAATGTTGAGAAGTCCGTTGAGAAGAGTGCAACCGAGCCCGATGTTAAGCCGGTTGACAAGTCGGCGCCCGCGTCCGCTCCTGTGTTTGATACCGCAGAGCTTATGAAGTCCGTGACGACAGCGATTGGCGAGGCAGTTGCCAAGGCACTTGAGCCGATCAACAAGACCGTTCAGGAGCTTGTTGAGAAGGTCAAGAAGAACGACGAGCAGATCGAGAAGATGCTGCTCTCGCGCGATACGCCTCGTGGCGGCGATCCCGATGGCAATCCGAAGAAGCCTGAGTCTATCGAGAAGAATGTCGAGGAGAGCGTCTTCGCGAGCATTATGCCTGAGGGTCTTCGTGGTGTTGTGACGCGCAGTGGTAAGTAAACTGCGTGACAAGATAGAACATCGTGTGAGATACTGAGATTACTTGTTTGGAGGAATAATTCAAATG